CCTTCCTGACGGGTTAACCGTTGGTGGGAATTTAAATTTATATGGAACAAATATAACAAGCCTTCCTGACGGGTTAACCGTTGGTGGATATTTAGATTTAGGTGGAACAAAAATTAAAAAAATCCCTGATGATGCAATAATTAATGGTGCTATATATTATAACTCTAATTAGTCAGTGACTAATTTATAATTATTGATCCTGAATATAATACATCATTTTTAGAGCTAACTTTTATATAATAAATCCCTGGATTGGAATTAAACTCAGACTTATTAATCGTCCATAGGGCATTTTCATTTGAGCTAAATTGTCTATTACTTTCATAAACTTCTTTTCCGATACTATTAAATATTTGAACTGTACAAAACTGGTCAAAATCATTTTTGTTTAAGTATTCAATATTTATGTTTGAGTTTGTTGGATTTGGATATATTGTCAAATTCACATTTGCAGTTGTAATATTATCCATCCCATTTGAATTTACAACTCTTGCCAACCCAGTTTTTGTAATTGTAAATTGGTCAGGTATACTTCCCGAAGAAGTTAAAAACTTACAATTTAAAACTCCACCATTTACCTCTAGTATAAGACTTCCATTAGTAGACGATGTTGAGTATTGCATTGCATTGTGCGGATACCCAGATGAAGTACCGCCAACTTGTCCACTAACCCCACAAACCACATAAACGGTACCGGGGCCGGTTCTTGATGTTTTTGTATAAGGTGTTGAGATACCATCACCAGATTGTACTTTCATACTATTACTAAATGTATTCTCTAATCCAAAGTGACCCTTCATAAAGAAACTTCTTTCATAAGCATGGCTATGTCCGGATAAAACTACATCCACACCATATTGTTCTAATAAAGGAATTATATTGTTTCTCATGTCAACCAATTCTGTTGAACTATCTGAATTGTGACTTCCTTTTGAATATGGTGGGTGATGAAAGTAAACCACTGTCCAAAGCTGTGTATTGGCGGCTAAATCTGCCTGAAGCCAGTTATACATAGCCGAACCAACAGTGTTATAAGAACCATAACTATCAAGTGCTATAAAATGTATGTTCCCATAATTTGTTGAATAATATTTTTCCCTATCACCATTAGTTGGTAATTTAAATATAGTAAAATATGGAAAATTAATTCCTCTTGATGCTGAACTTAAATAACCGGCTTGAGCATAGTCATGATTTCCAAGTGCTGGAAATGTTGGTAAATTTTTAAACAATGAAGTGTAAACATTAAATACTTTGGATTGGTATTCGGCATCAGTTCCATTGTCATATGCATTATCTCCAAGCCATAACCAACCATTCATTGGTTGAGATCCAATATAATTTGTAAATGAATTTCTAACAGCAGTTTGACCAGAGCTTCCATTCCCAAAATCACCAGTTATCCAAAATTTAGTTGTGGTAGAACTTCCATTTGATGGTGCTGTATAAAAGAAATTATTTGCATCTCCCTGTATGATAGCGCCTATTACACCAACTGAATAATAATATTTTGTATTTGGTTGCAATCCGGTTAATGTAATTATGTGGTCTGTTACAGAAGATGTATTAGATGCCGTTGATGTTAGATTTCCAACAGTTGTTCCATACTTAACCTCTGAGTTACTTGGCGTGTTTGTTCTCCAGTGAATGTTATTTGCACTACTTGTTGGAGTTGTCATATATGGACCCCTTATTAAAGTAACATTGGTTGAACTCCCACTTGTTGTTGTAAACCATCCGCTTGGAGAAAATGTGCTTACACCAGACGCACAAACCGTTTGTACTGTAAATTCATAATTTGTTGACGATTGTAAACCGGTTAACATAAGAGAATTTGTTGTGGTATTAATTGAGGCCGAATATGGAGCCCCAATGTTTCTAATTCTATATTCTACATTGTATGATTGTGCTCCAGATATTGATGCCCATCCAACCACTGCAGAAACATTGGTTTTTTGAGTTGTATTAAACAGTGCCACATTTGGCATACTACAAGTCGATGTGCTTCCACCAGTTGTTATAAAATTTCCTGATGAAGAATATAGGCTATTACCACTAGCGCAAACTGTTTGCACTTGAAATTCATAATTTGTAGAAGCATTCAAATTGTTTATTGATGTACTTGCTATGCTCACATTTGATGTTATCCAATTTGTAGAACCCAACACTCTATATCTAAAATTATAATTTAGTGAATTTTGTACAGATGACCAATTTAATGTAGCAGAAGTGTTTGTAATGTTACTTGCCAACAACAAATTTGGAATGTCACAAGTTGTTGATGTCCCTACTAAAGTGGTAAACCATCCACTTGGGGAAAATGTGCTAGATCCGGATGTGCAAACTGTTTGAACAATAAATTCATAATTAGTTGATGGTTGTAGTCCTGTTAGAACTATATAGTTTGTTGATGTATTTATTGAAGTAGAATATGGTGCCCCTATATTTCTAATTCTGTATTGAACATTATAGGATTGTGCCCCGGATACTGCTACCCAATCTGGTCTTGCTGATGTCGCTGTTTTTTGTGTTGTACCAAAAAGTGCCACATTTGGTAATCCACATGTTCCGGTACTTCCACCTGTAGTCGTAAAGTTACTTGATAAAGAATATGAACTACTTCCTGAAGAACAAACTGTTTGTATTTGAAATTCATAATTTGTTCCAGATGTTAAATTGTTTAACGAAAATGTATTTGAACTTATATTTACGGTTGACCAAGAAATCACATTGGTTTCTCTGTATCTAACATTGTAACTAACAGCTCCAGGTACTACTCCCCAATTCAATGTAGCTGTTGTATTTGCAATGTTAGAAGTTGATAATGATGGCGGAGCATTACAAGTTGCAGAACCTGTGGGGGTTCCTAGTAACTCCAATTGAAAAGTAATGTCTGATGAAGATGTTTTTCTGTTATGAATCTCTACGGCAATAATATTATCACCATTAATAAAGACACTATTTGAGATTGGAAAATTGAATGTTGTCTTACCATCATCAGAACATGTTGAGCTTGCAACTGTATTATAACTAATTGTTCCACTAGGCATGTTGTTTCTATATACTTCATTGTTGTTTATATAGACTACTATGCCGTCATCTCTTTTAATGTTTGCATTTAATGATGAATAAGAATTTGGATTTAAATTTATTTTTTGTCTAAAATAATATCCAATTTTACCAGATGAAACTAATGTTGTATAAGCGTTACCAAAACCCAAAGGGGCATTACCTTGTGACCAGGAATTGTCATTAAAATTTAAATCTCTCCAAGATGTTCCTTGATCACTTCCGTTGTCTAAATATTTCCATAAACTATTAGAAGAAACTATGGTGGATATTTGACTAAAAGAATTTGTTATGGATATTGATAAAAATAATAGTATTGATAGTAAATTTTTCATAAAATTATGGTTTTAGTATACTATAAATATATGACATAACTGATGTAATATCAAATATATCACATTCCCTTCATATATTGAACAGATTTGGGTAATAAAAAAAGGGATGAAAATTAATTCATCCCTTTTAAGTTAGTTAATTCAATTAAGATTAACGTAATTCACGAGTGTCAAAGGTTTGTACACCATCAACAGTTAAGTGACCATAGAATCTGGCATTAACAAGCTTCTTAGCGTAACGCGTCATAATTCCCTTAACCGGTGCAAAATTAAATGGATTTTGCAATGTGTTAGTTAATTGTAACGGAACATACGGGGCATAAATGTAACCAGTATCTAACAAAGATTTACCTTTGTGTCCGATAATGATTGAATTAGCCGGAGCATATGCGTCACGATATACAGTATACCTACCACCTAATGAACCAACTTTTTCAATACCCATATTGTATTGATCAGTTTCAGGAGATGCGTTTGATACGTGGAAATATTCTAAATCATCGAATACTGCTGATACCTCAGAAGATACTACGATAAAGTTAGCACCACCACGTAAGGTACTTTTATGTATTTGAGCTGACAGCTGATTAATTTTTGTCACCAAAGTTTGATTCCATTCTTTTTGGGTGTATGGAGTTGCGGCAGTAGATACTCTCTTCCAACCGTTATAGTCCCAACGAAGGTTCCATGCGGCTCCTCTACGTAAATCTCTAAGAATCTCACGATCAATTTCAGATGCGATTTGCTCAGATAACAAAGCTGTTAATTCAGCTTCGGCATCAATGTTATGGAATGCTGATACGTCTTGGGCAAGTTCAGGTGACCAAGTTGCTCTCAATTTACGCTCTTCAACAGACACAACAACTTCATCCAATCTGAATGATACTTCACCCATTTCAGTTGCAAGTTCTAATGATGCATACTGTCTCCAAGATATTGAGAAGGTATCTTGAGCAATAGTTGTTGATGACACAGCCCCAACATATCCATCATATCTATTAGATAAACAATTTACACATGCTGGATGAGTCAAATCAACCTCTATGTACATTACACCATTTTTATTACAAAGATCCTTAGATCCACCATAGTCAGCAATTTGCCCACCATATCTTTGTGTAACAACTCTGAATGGAACCGTTCCACCAGAAGGTATAATTACCAATCCATCAGGGTCTACAATATTTGATCCTACAGGACCATATACTGATAATGATGATAAGAATGATTCACTATCCATTTCATTACCGTCAGAATCAACTAATTTACCTAATCCTGTGGTTGAAAATCCGGTTACTGCTAATATTACGCCTCTGATTGAACCATCAGATGCTAATGGACTATTGGTCCAAGCAATAAAATTCGATGTTGTACCATCAAATTTCTTAGGTATTGTAGTACCAAATTTAACAGTAATAGCACCTTTTGAATTATCATACAATGCGTCATTGTAGAATGCATCATAAAGATTTCTAGTTAATGCACTAAATGTAGTAGCGGCACAACCTGTATTTACACATGTTGGTAATTGTTTACCCATACCAGTGTGACCGGTACCATCAATTCTATCTGACGTAACTGGTACGAAGAAGAATAATTTACCAATTGGCATGTTCATGGCTTGTACCGATACGATATCGTTAGCCAATAATTTAGAGAATACACGTCTAACTATAGGAAATACTACAGTCTCGAATGATCCAGAAGAATTACTATTAGTAGTTTCTGTCAAAAGTTGACCGGCAGTGTTTTCGTATAATTGCGCAATGTTCTCTTTTAAGTGACCGTTAAGTCCCTTTAGGAATCCTAAAGAATCCCATTTTGCGAGTGTTTTTTGGCGGATTTGACGCATATGCTCTAAGCCTATGTTCCCAACCTCACCAGAATTTATTAAATGTCCCATATTGTTTTATATGTTTATTTGTTTTTATTTTATTATTATTAACTTCTATTTTCCATTCTATTCATTAGATCATGGATTCTAGAAATTTGTGGATCTACATACGCTGTAGATTCTTTTATACTTGAGGATCCCTTAGTTAAAGTTTCGTTAAGTTTCTCTTTAACAGATTCGACCATAGGCTTTCTTCCTTCTAACTCAGTTAATATAGTTTTATATAACTTTTTAGATTCTTTTAGATTACTAACATTCTCATCAAAACGATTTAAAATTAACATTTTCTCTTTTTTTGTTGTAGAATGCTCCATAAATAATTTAACTACATGTGCTAAATTAGAGTTGAAAACTGCGATCTCATTTAATTTACCTCTAAAAACTTTTAATGCGTCTTTAGTTTGATCATATTTGGATTTCAATTCGGTATGTTCTTTAATAACAGACTTATATTTTCCTTTCAATGATTCATACATTTCACGCTTCGTTGGATAGGTAGTTGGTTTTAGGTCCCTACGGCGTCTATCTGCTAAGGTTCTTCTGATACCTTCATCAGCTCCCATACCAGAATTGCTAGACTTCTCAGGATTATCCCAATTGTAACTATCTAATTCATCCATATTTTCTTCATCAGAAAATTCTATCTCATATAACGTTTCTTCTTCATCGGATGACGCATCTATATCGCTTAATTCCGAATCTAAGTCTAAATCCATTTCATCAATGCTATCAAAGTTAAAATCCTGTGAATCATTTTCATCTCCACACTCATCCATACCTTCCCCACACTCATCCATACCATCTAAACTTTCGTTCATTTCGATTTTATATTCCGCTCCCGTTTTTTTATCTTTAATGTCGATATTTTTACCTGACTTAACAACTTCTATCTCGTCATTATCACCCATTTTCTTAAATACGGTTAGTAATTCGTCATCAGATGCGCCGGTTAAATCCACTACATCATCATTATCAGAAAATGCAAATTCGTCATCACCACCTTCTTCCCCAGAAATATCCATTGGTAATTCTTCACCACCTTCTTCTCCAGAAATTTCTGCTGGTAAATCGTCTGTAACTTCCTCCCCCGAGACATCCATTGGTAATTCCTCACCACCTTCTTCTCCTGAGATATCGTCAGCATCCGAACTTTCCTCATTTTCTTCTGACTCTTCATTAGAATCATCATTACTTATTTCACTATCGGCACCGGGAATTTCATCCTCAGTTCCAAGCTCGTCACTTACCTCAATCTCATCTTCCTCAGCTTCCGCTTCAGTTATAGATGCTTTCACAATTTTATCGATGTCTTGCTTCATTGCTTCGGCAAGTATTCCTTTTGAGTTTTTCTTAATAGCCATTTCTATATTTTTGGCTTCTAATAGAGCTTCTTCCACTATTGATTTATTACTCATTTTTTATTAATTTTATTTATTTATTGTTATAAAATTTATTATTATCACATGTATGTGATCTTAAAAAATAAATATATTCTAAAATACGAAAAATCGTATATTTTAAATATTTTTATTAAAAAACATTGATTTTTTATATTATAGGATATTCAAGAATTTATTTAAATGCGTTTTTAAGTCAGATTCGTTAATTGGTAGTTGTTTAACCACACTCTCCATATATGGTTTAGCATCTCGCTCATCTCTAAATATGTAACTACCTGGGGTAGATGGTTGTGTAACTATGTCCCAACAAATTAAATCATAATCATCCTGAACTACGTTATTACCATTTTCTTCTTTAACTGATCCAACACCACGTGATGAGACACCTATTTTTTTACCTTTTCTAATTAAATTAGCTATTCTATCACCTTTTGTAGATGCAATACCATAATTAACAAACCCTGGGGTCATTAATATTTCAATCTCACCAACTAAAGTATCTCCCTGCCACCACATTTTACATATACTATGTGATACATTATCTATTGTTATAATAGAGCTGGCCGGATGATCAGATTCCCCTAAAGAACTATTATCTTTAATTGAATTATTATACTTATCAGCTTCTCTTTTTAATATATGCTGTGGATATACTCTACCATTCTTGTTCTGAGTGTTACATTTCTGTAAGATAGCAAAAACTATTAACGGGTCTTCTATTATTCTGTCACCATTAGATAATCTATTTAAACTTTTAAAAGCGTCTTTATTATGACTATCGTTTGGATTTATGTATCCAGCATCGTTTTCTACTAAAATTCCGTATCCAGTTTCATTTGGTAATAATATGTTCATAATTTATTTTCTAACTATATAGAATAAATATGCGACTTCTTTAGATTATTAAATATAAACTTACTTTTTTTGACAAATGACTTTTTTTTTAGTATATTTTACCATATGAAAAAAGGTAAAATAGTGCTATTACATGAAGATGAGAAATTCAGTGTTAAGATAGGTACGGTAGATAATAAAAGTCCAAAGGCATTGTATATGACAATATCATCATGGATATCTCCAATAAAAATGTTAGATGAAGGATATGATTATGATCGGGTAATATCTAATATGCGAAAGGCAATAAAACAAAATATATATGATAATATAGATAATGACATATTTTACTCAGATAAGACAATAGTTGACCTAGATTTAAGATCATCAGGTATTGTAATGGATAAAAAAAGTTATATGAATTGTGAGATAACTCTATTTCAAAAATTGTCAGAGTCTATAAAATCACCACTAATTAACAAATCTTTCTCAGTATTATCTAATAATATATTATCATCAGTTATGTATGATAATAAATATTTTACTTTTTTTAGGAAAAAATAAGGTTAATTAATATTTGATTTGAGATCAATCACTCTAGATACATCAGATGTAAATGTATCTGGTGAATATTCTATAGATAATAATTTTTCTTTCGCACTCAATAACATAGTTTTAAGGTCCAAATCACCACTGGATTCTAATAATTTAGAATTAACCTTATTTAAACACTCCTTAACTGAATTATTGAGAAATGTTTTCTTGGAATCATCATTATCATCCATTAATATATTAAATAGCCCCCTAGATCCTTCATCTAATGACGAATATTTATTATTAAATTTATCTACCATAATTGATGTTAGCACATCTGATGGTATATTAACATAATCAAGTGTTTCTTTAGGATCAACATTTCCTATAATAGATTTTCTTAATTCTAAAGATGTTTCAGATATTAATGGTAAATTACCACTTTTTCTTTTTATATTTAAATATTTTTCAAATAAATTTTCAACATTGGATTCAGATTCAGATAATTCATATTTATTAGCCACCAGCTTATTAGATAATTCAGTATGTAATTTAGACATTTCATCATTATTAAGTAATGACATTTGTATAACACATTCAGTTATGAAATTTTGAGCATCTACATCCGATTCAAACATTGAATTGTTTAATACGCTATAAATGTTAAATTCTTCTTTTAATAAATTGGATGATTTGATCTTTCTTATGTAAAATTCAAATAATGATTTTAATTTTTTATCCTTAGTTTTAAAATAATCTAAATATACTAGATTATATGTGTTTTTTATTTTTGAGAAATTATACATGTTTTTCTTTTTTTATATAAATATTGTCTTTTTAAAGTAAAAATTTATTCATCTACTAATTTGTCAATATCCGTCATCATTGTGTTTATTTCACCATTAATTTTATTGGTATCATTATTAATGTGGTCTACGTTAGGTTTTTTATCGATTGACTCATTTAAATGTTTAACTAACCTATCATAATATATACCATTATATCTCTTAACTTTTTTTATATATGATTCGGTCAATAATTTATCTTTCAAGATTGACTCTCCTAGAGTCGGTTCCGCCACAGCCTCTGGGGTGGTATCGGCGGCACCAACATCAGCAGGTATTGGGGCGCTGCCAATAGATGGCTCTGATAATGTGCCCATATCCGTTGTTCCTGCGGGTGATGAACCACTATCTGCTGGAGTTGCCGATGCATCACCAGCCGGTTTTTCCCCATAAATTTTATCCACTTTATCAAACATACCAGTTTTCTTTATAACTTCCGCAGTATTAGCAAGTTCTGCGGATGCCGCCTTTTCCAATCTTTGTTGTTCAATATCTAACATAATCTCATTATTAGACATATTAAGTATTTCTCTCTTAGCTTTAGTGACTGACATAGCGGCGAATCCGTTACCAGGATCAACAACGGCCGATTTATATAACTCAATCTTTTCTTTAAGATGCTCAATTTTTAACATCTCAGCTTGTGTAGAAGGATTATTAAGTGTTAACGTAAAATTATCAATATCTTCATCAAATCCTAAGATATATAAATGTATAATCGCAATTTTATTTAACTCCTGTATCATCGCCTGCTGGATTCTATTTATAGTTCTAGCAAATCTAACATCTTGTAGAGCTAAATTTTTACCCTCACCAACCGATTCTTCGTACCCTAAAAATGTTTTTGGGACTCTAATAGCGGCGAATAACTTTTTCTGGAGGTACTCAATATCCTGAATTTCCGAGAGATTCGAGTTTTTAACGTAAATTCCACCTTCTAATGCAAATGTGTGATAATTGTGATATATTTCATTACCATCTACCGTAATTGTTCCTGTGTCAATTTTTTCTGTAAGATATTCTATCTTTATTATTTTATGGTTATAAAATTCATTAACTAATTTCTCAGTTTTTTTATTACTATATTTTCCATTTTTCTTATCCACACTATATTTCCATTGTGCAATATTTTTAAATCCACGTTTTTTAATTTCATTTTTTTTCCATTCTCTATAATTTTTAAAACCTTTTTGTTTAACCATTTTTTCAATATGGTTATGAGTTAGTTCATTTAAATTAGTCATTGAACTTCGTATACCAATATTAGACGATCTAAATTCCGACATAAATTCTTTATCATTATTTAAAGCATTTATCGTTAAATCAGATCTTAATGATTTTTCATATTCAGTGATGAACATTTCAAATAATCTATCAGTAAAAGTTATAGTTTGTTTTTTTCTAAAAACCTTTTCTCTATGACCAGGACGCGCCCACACTTCTTTGGTGGTATCGGAATATTGTTGATGTTTTCCCGGACCAGTTTTTGTTTTACTTATTAACTTACCTTTTAATTTTAAATTTTCAGGATTTTTACACCACTCTAATAATATTTTTATGGTTTTAGCTTTAGTTTCCGGGTTATTAATTCTCTCCATTCTTTTATCAAAATCTTCTTTAGATAAAGAACTTAAATATTTTTTTAACCCTAAAGATATTTTCTTTCTATTTATATCTGCCTTTTCTTTTGTTGACCATAACGTGTGTTGATGATACTTGTAATGATCACTAACGTTCATAAAAACTAAATTACATGGGTTATTATTATATCTATTTATATCAACATGGTGCCTTATCTTTTTATCACTATTTATAAATTCTTTGTTAAATACAAATTCTTTGATTAAGCCAAATGGGGTTAAAAAATCTACGACCCTCCTATGAGTAAAAACCCATTTCTCATTTTCATTATCCCAAACTTGCTCATATGTTTTAGCACCTTTCTTTTTATATGAATAATCTTCCTGTCTATAAAAAGGCATAAGTGAGTCACCAACATTTAGATATCGCCCTTCAATAAACTCATTCGTGCGATGAACAAATTTATGGTCTGGGGTCGTGATAATTTCTTTACCATTATCTAATGTTATTTTCATAACATCAGCATTTTTACGAGTAATACCAGCCCACGTTACAATTCCGGGGGCAAATTCGCCGGTTTTAGGATCACAACTATATACCCAGATATTTCTATTACCACTATCCCATTCATCTATTATTTCCTGTAATGATAATGTTCTACCATCTAATAGTGGGATTTTAGTTTCTAGTGATAAACATGCCCCTGGTAATGTTTCTATAGGACTAGCCGATGCCATATCTCTTGTAGGTATAAAATAATCCTGATCCTGGCTATTCCCAAGAAAAATTCCACTTTCAGAGTAATTTTCATTTTTTTGAAAGCTTAGGCAAGCAAAATTATGTCTATCATCTTCATTATTTTGACCAACAATTGTCATACAATAAACATCATCGCCGGTAATATTTTCTATAAATTTTACTTTATGATTTCTTTTTTGTTCATTAATAAACTCAGTAGTTGTTAAAAAATTTTTTTCTTTTAATCTACTTGTTAACACTTGTTTTGATATTGACTTTAACTTATTTAATCTTTTATTTTTATTTATTAAAATTAAATGATCAATTAAATTATTATTGATATATTCTAATAATGTTTTTCTATTAGAAATAACCCCAGATATGATATTTGACCTAATATCGCCCCACATAAAATCATCAAATTTAACTTGCATTGATTTAGAGCGTAATAATTTTTTTTCTGGTATAGACCAATCTTTTATTTGAGCATTTTTTCGTATAGTATTATGCAACTTATGTAAATCTGATCCATTATACCACTTCATTCGATCAATAGTGTTATTTAATTTACAAAGTTCAACATTCTGATTACGTTTTCTTTCAGATTTATTATAGTTAGTTAAATTTTCTTTAGATATTGCCCTACAATGATCAAGTTCATTATTAGAATACCTTTTTTTAAGAGTTTTAGACGCTTTCATTGGGGCATCTTTATAAACTCCCTTAGATATATTATCCAATATTTTTTTTCTAATTTTAGGTATCACCTTTTCCCTAAAATTATTGTCCTTCCATTGAGATTTGGCTAGTTCAGAGTGCATTTTTTTATGTTCATGAAAATCTACCCACTCTAAATTTATTGGGGAATTATCATATTTATTAAAATTTTTATGGTGAACAGTGTTATATAGTTTATTTTTCTTAACAATACCTTCACTTATAATCCTATGAGTTTTTTCAAATTTACCTGAGTTTGGATTGAAAACCTGTTCATAATATTTAGTAAATCCATTACTTTTATTATCTAGCTTTCTATAGAATGGCATTAAACTATCATTTTCTTTCAACTCGTCAGCCCGTTTCTTTGACCCGTCTCTTAATATAAATGGATGTTCCGGCGCAGTAACTATGTACGTATCATCATCCAACCAAACTTTTACCATTAACTCGGCAGTGTAATTTTTATCGCACCAAATAACTTTACCAGCAACTATTTTATGGGTATCATCTTGAATGGAATACACATAATTTTCCTTACCAGACTTCCATTCTTTTGATAGATCCTCAATTGTAATATTTCTACCATCTAATAATGGTATAATACTATTCCTCCAAATAGGCAATTGATTATATCTTAAATCTATCTGCCCGTTTTTAGGGTCAACCATAGGTGTTCGTTTAAATTTATTAGCCACCTGATTAACATATGGCTCAATATCTTTATCATCTAAATTACCTACAAATACTTTAAAAACCCTTCTTTCTGGGGCTCTAGTTACCCTATATATTAACATAGCGTCTTCCGCTAATAATAATTGTTTATGTATTCTTCTAGCTTTTTCTAATACAGAAACTCCATATGGTAATTTCCTATCATCGGTTAATAATCTAAAATGGGCTATTTGCCAAGATTTGAACTCTTGATTATGAGGTCTCCATATAAATTTAATATCAGTAGGATCCGCCTCATTACTATCATCACGAAGATTATTTATATGGTTTAAAGATGTAAAAAGATTACCCTCATGTCTCTCCATTTCAATATTTGGTAATTGTTTAGCTCCGGTGATACCATTTTCATCGTCTATTTGAAGGAATAGGAAGTTGTCACCATATTTGGCGGTATTCCTTGTCCACATACCTAATGTTGTCTGAATTTTTAATTTCTTATAAAAAAGATCATCTAATTCTGTCTTAACCCTTTCACTTTCGGAATATATGTTTAAAGTTTTACCCTGCTCATTAGTCGTGGAACTCTCTTCCATGATAATATCGAGCGCCGCCCCTATCTCTGGGTAGAATTCCATCATTTCAAAATCTGAATATGACGCAATTCTTGTTTGTTCAAAAAATATCGATTGTTGATATAATTGGGAATCTACCTTAGCATACTGATTATGTAGAAATATACTTTGTTGCTTCTGTAATTTAGCAACGTCAAAAGCATCTTTACTATCTGTTTTTAACAACTCTTGCTCGAACGAGTATGTATTTTGATTAACAGGAATAGTTTTTTCATCTCTGAAAAATTCCCCCAATCTTTGCCATACTGTTAAATTATTTGAATTTTTATCTTCCATATCTATAAACTTACTTAATTTTTTACCGAACTAAACATTATTCCACATAATTACACTCCACATACGCTATATTACCAACACCATGAACATATGTTACATTATTATCAGGATTATTAGTCCCGGCAAAGGCTAGGCACTTTCTAACTAATGGTTTCCCACACTCAGGGCCCTTTTTTTCAAATTCTTCATCATTTGGGGACCATTTATAAATAAATGCTTGAACAGGTTTCCTAAAAAATACTTTTTTCTCTTTAAATCTAAACGCCATCTTATTTTAATATAAATATTGAGTATTTATAAATAAAACAATACATTTATAAATGACACACAACCTTAAACTTATAAAGCTTATATTAAAAAATATTAAATCTGGATTATATAATAATATTTGTCCAGATATATATAGTGTTAACAAATTATTCAAGTATCTTGAAAGGTTTGATATAATCGATGATGATCTCATATATTACAGATTATTATTAAATAAATGTGGGGATATTCCCGGGATAACCGAGGATGATCTTGGAAAATATTTGGATTTTCCAGGAGATTTAGATTTAGAAGGAACAAATATAACAAGCCTTCCTGACGGGTTAACCGTTGGTGGAAGTTTAGATTTACGGGGAACAAATATAACAAGCCTTCCTGACGGGTTAACCGTTGGTGGTTATTTAGATTTACGAAGAACAAATATAACAAGCCTTCCTGACGGGTTATCTGTTGGTGGTTATTTAGATTTACATGGAACAAATATAACAAGCCTTCCTGACGGGTTAACCGTTGGTGGGGATTTAGATTTACGGGAAACAAATATAACAATCCTTCCTGACGGGTTAACCGTTGGTGGGGGTTTAAATTTACAGGGAACAAATATAACAAGCCTTCCTGATGATGCAATAATTAATGGTAATATTTATGGAATATAATCTTAAATTTATATTATTTCATACCACCAAATAACCATAAATCATCCGTGTTGGGATTATTATACCCCGTAGAGTTATTATTAATACTATTACTACCACCAGTAGTTACCCAACTACTTAACATAGCCTTAACCTGATTATTCTGTTTTTCTAAATTTTTAAAACAATGTTGTAAAACCCATAAACACATTGCTAGTGACATTAAACAATCGTCATGAAATCCTTTCATGTGGTCCGGTCTACCATTAACATAAACAAATGTCTTCATTTCGGTTATAACCCTATTAGATCTAATCTTAAAATAATTATGCCTAATATTTTCCTCCAAAGTGGATATCATATTAATCCTATTGGCCCCAACATTAAATCCTGGTATCTTATTATCAGCAGATTTATATTTTGACATATCCTTCCTGTTGGTCAATATCCTACTCCTGGCATCGTCATAATGTAATAGGGTATAATCCATCTCCAACAATTTAAGTACTGTTGTTACCCCCATACCACCTGTTATATCGACAATAGTGTACGCATTGTATCTATTGCCATAATCATATACCAATTCTGCCAAAATATCTGGTTGTATTTTACCCTGATATTCAAGAACTTGTTCCATCGTATCAGTATCAATAATCTCTATTGTTGAGAAATCTTCCGAATCCCCACGAGATACATCACATCCCAAAATGTATTTATGACCCTCAATAGGCTCGGCCCATATCCAAACTGATTCATCATGACCCTCAGTTCCTATTGGGAAACACACATTTTCTTTATTATGCATTTCGATATATTCATCAGCAATAACATTACCACCAGATCCGATAAAACTACAATCCAATTCTTGTGCAATTAACTTAGTATTACCATTGTAACTAGCGCACATATCATCATACCATATCGATCTTGGTGAATATCCTTTTTTTAACATTATATTGGCACTATCTTCCGTAAATTCTTTTTCTAATATATCATCACTATCATCCTTAACCCATTTCAATCCCTTATTATATCTAGGATCTTCATACCATTTCATTTCAACAATTTTAAATTTATTTTGTCCGGATTTGGCCAGATCATATGTTCTATAATATAATTTATCCAAACCATTTGGTGTTGAAATTAATATAATTTTACCACCAGTACTCATAGCCGCTAGTGCTGCCCCAAATACTTCTTCACCATCTTCGATGTGGGCAGCCTCATCCATCATTAATATTGTTGGCGTATACCCTCTAAGAGCATCTCTAGATGTCGCTAGCGCCTTTATCTGACATTTATTTGGTAATACTAAGTGTTTTTTAGAATCGGTTAAGAATATTGTTTTAGTTAAATCCGCAGCATATTCCGGTCCCCATACCCATCTAGGAACTTGTAATAAAAAATCCCTAACCTTAACCAATACTTCTTGGGCAGTATCCTGTTTATTTGCTAGGATCAATATTTTTTCCGGCCTTAAAGGATCTCCATGAAAAGATGTTTTAACCGCAAAATATGCGGCGGCAGTTGTTGTAATACCGGCTTGTCTATATTTTGACACTAAACTATATCTATTTCCTTCAATAGTACGAATAGTTAATTTTTGTTTTGGAAATAACAGATATGGAACAAATGAATTTTGTGTCTGATCGAATGTTTCAAAATAGGTTTCTATTGGATAACATGGATCAGACAGAGATTTTCCAAACTCTTCTAACTGTTCTTTTCTACTAAGCATATATTAATAAATATGATAAAATTATAAAAGTAGTTAATTACTAACCTATTGTGAGGGTAAAGTGTCCCTAAAAACTGCTGTGATTGTCGGTTGATTATTAGATATATTAAGTTTTTTCTCTAGCGCTTCTATTCGATATTTCAATTCACCTGGCGGATTCATCATAAACTGATTAATAGCGTTATTGGTTATATCTTGCGAACCTTTCAATGTTGATATAGTACTGGTTAGGCTATTAACCTCAGTTTTTAAATCTTTAACATTACTACTAAGCCCTTTGTTTTGTAAAACAAGTGTAATTGTAGACGTTAGCAATCCCACCACAATAACTGCGGTTGACCAACTAAATTCAAATTTTAATTTTGAGAAATCTATATCCATCTTAATATATTTTTAGTCCATCCCATTTTAAAAATATTTTAGGGTTAGTTTCCCTGGATTGAAAACTTAACAATATATTACTATATGGGTCATAAAATAATAACCAAACTGGCTCCGACAACATAGGAATATTGTTTACATATAATTGTATTCCCCACACATACGTTGATGATTTCGCCCCATTAGGGTAATAACTATTACTTGAAAACCATAAATCAAATTGATTGCCGGTTTTAGTTACCTTCCAATAAAAAGAGGGGCATCCAAAACAACCATCATTAGATAATTGCCATGGTGAATAATCTACAGTTTGTATTTGATATTGATTTGAAAAATTATTATTACCTATTTGGCAATATATCACATATGGTGATAATACTATAATTAATAATAGTAATAATTTTTTCATAACATATTTTTATTACTTCCACAGATCATCTATATTAATGTCATCAATGTCGAAATCATCATCATCATTAGGATCATAATCCGCCCCACCGGTTGATTTATGATATTCATAATTAGCAATATCTTTTTTAACACTATTAGCTAAATCAACTAACTTTTGTTTACCTTTTTTAGTTCCTGATAATATTTCTTTCATAAATTCATTAAACTCTTGCGCAGGCATCTTAGTAACTCTATTATATAAGTAGTGTCTCACGTCCCACTCACTTTCACCTATTGCGTCTAAAAATTTCTCCCAAATACCAGGACCAATCCTTAAATCCCATATTTCTGCATCTACAAAATCTGCCTTTCCTAAAACATATTTGGATAGATTTTCATCATCCGGTAATGAATCTGTGCTCATAAGCTCCATAACACCTTTAACCAATTCATGTATTAAAACTGGGAATATTTTAGCTTCAGCAATTATCTTAGGTTTATCACCACTATGATCAATATAACTTTTACCGGCCCTTGAACTTTCTGATTCACCAGCACCACCTCCTTTATCGGATACTAACCATAACATTAAATCATTAATCGACATTATAGTACCATATAAATTTAAAAGTCTTGGATCTATATTATTTAATTCATCCTCAACCATATGAAACATATAGTGACCTTTTTTAGATGCCCCCTGAATTAATGAATTTATCAATTTTCTTTTATTAATCTCAGCATCTACATCTTCAATATGTTTAGCATCTTCAAATTCTATAGTCTCTTCACTAGGTTTTTGTGCCATACCCTCCATATTAATACTGTTTACTAACTTAGCACTAAACTCTATTTCATCCCCAATACCAAACTCTTTTTTAACTATGTCTACGGCAAGTTTTTCTAACTCAGATTTATGACTAGATTCTATCTTAAAAATTTGACCCAATGATTGCATTGCCATCATAGCATCTCTACTAGATATTGTTTCTACACCAAGGTATCTTTTAGCCTTTTTAACTAAATCTGTAAATCTCTTTGACGCAACTTTTTCTTCAAAACTATTATCACTACCAGCCCCCGGAAAAGATGGATGACCCTTTAAATGATAATTTTTATTTTTTAAAGTATCTTCATGCTCAGGATTCATCCTTTCTGGATGTCTTGGGTCATATTCGATAGCCTCATTTAACATATTTAAATCATATTTGCTATATACCTTTTTACCTTCTTTTAAATTTTTACTATGTTTTAAGAAATCGCCCTTACTTATTCTAGGGTTTTCATTAACTACTAATGTTTTTATAACATGCTCTTCAAGTTTCTGTAACTTCTCATCCATGTTTTTTTTCTTAATATCTTTAACACACTTTTCAAATTTTTTCTTATCCTTACGACCCACCGAAGAAGTGCAAATTGCCCAGGGATTATTATCTTTAGATTTTTTTTCTTTTTTAGATTCATCGGCAGATATTACAATATCTTCTTCTCCAGCTTCTTTAGCAGCTTTTATCGCCCCACTAATCTTCTTAGGGTCACCAACACCACTTTTAATGGTAGTAACCTCATCTATAGATTTAAATACCTTCTTCTTAATAGCTTTATTTTTCATAGTTTAAATTTATATTACTTTACGTCATTAACGTAATCAAATAATTTATCTCCATAGATATCATATAATCTTTTAATAATAGCCCTTGGATTTTTTCTCATATATTGTATAACTGCCGGCGGAACATCCTCACCATATTTACCAAATACATCACTAACGTCTCTTTCTCTTTTATATGGTTCAAAATCACGACTTCTAAAATTAGTGTCTTTTCTACGCTCTTCTCTTTCAGGATAGGCCTCATTCATTGGTTTACGAGATTGTTTTTTTATAACATTCTTAACGATATTTGCAATATCACTTTCGTTTAATTTAATTATTTTTTTAGTGCTCATTTTAAATATATAATTTACTTATTCTTATTATTAAATATCGCTTTAGATATGCGATCTTTTTCTTTTTCAAAATCTTTTAACATATGGTATGCGGTGCCCAATCTATTAATAACTTCCATATTGACTTCATATATTTTTCTATCAAGATCACCACCTCTTTTGATTAACTCTTTACCAGATTTAGATAAATCATTACCTATGGTGGTAAGCTTATTTAATGTCTCCTCATGTAATTTTAGTGCAACATACAGTGTATTATCATATGGCTCCGATGCATTATCAGCAGATTCATTAACTAACGATTTTAAATTTAATTTATTTACCACGTTTTTTAGTGTTAATAGATTTTTTATTTGTAGTAGCCTTAGATTTGGTAGCGTCGGATACCATTCTTTCGATTAATCTAACTAATTCGGCTTCATTAACCAATATTTTCTTTTTCATTATTTTACTTTTTCCAGTTTTTTACTATATGTTAAAACTAAGTCTCTTTCATATAATTTATTATCAATAATACTAATATCTTCTCCGTATGTGAAAAATAATCTTTTATCAGGATATTCATCATATCCATTTATATCTTCCCAACCTAACGCTATTAACCCATCTATTGCGTCCCAAAATGCAAATGATGTGCTATCTTGTATCACATCAAATTTAATTTGAGATCTTAGTACCCCAACATTCGTTATCATACTCTTATTACTTGGTGGGGTAGGTGATCCAGCGGCTGGATATGTATCCCAATCTTCACCCTGTAAACTATCAACATCCTCTATATTGTTAGAAAAGATGAATTCGTATATGTATTCATCTTCCCAATTTTTACCTACTTTATTGATATAGATTAATTTCATTTTTGATCACTCCCCATTTTAGGCTGTGGTTGAACCGCAGGTTTTTTATCCGGTAAAAAAGGTGACGGCTTCTTTGGTAATATAGGCTCTTTTGTTTTTGGCTTTGCCGGTAACACTTCTTTTTCAGAATCTACTACGTCAGGATATCCATCACTATCATCATCACCCGTTATTACATCATTTTTATGAAATTTAATATCAAACTCATCTAAGTCATAATCATCCTCGAAAAAACTATCTTCATGTGAAAATCTTTCGGCACTAGTTGCCATATCTTTCCAATGTTTATCCTCAGGATCTATTTCAAAATCATCTTCATCATCATCACTTAGATCATCAAAATCTATGTCATCGTCATTCCAATCATTTTTACCAACCTCATCTAAATCATCATCTTCCCAAGATTTTTCTGACGGATCAAAATCCTCTAATGGCTCGTTAAAATCATCATCAAATACTGTATCATCTGTGTCAGAAGTATAGTTTCTTTTTTTCCAAGGACTTGACGGAGCTTTTGAATCATCAAATGAGTTATACATTCCTTCATCACTATTAACATCTAAACTTGGATCGTTTAACATATCCAGCTCATGCTCAGGATCACTCATATTTTCATCATAATCACTATTTTCTCTTGGTATTCGCTGAAAATCATACTCCATAGATTCGGACAACATAGAATCACCACCCTTTTTAGATTTAAATTTCTTCATTATAGAAATTTTATCTTTTTTATCCATTTTATCCAAATGCATCGCTGATAGTATAGAATTTATAACATATTTCTCAAGCTTAACATCCACTTCTTCCATTTCCCTCATTTTTTGACCTAGCTTACCAGTTAGTCTTTGAATATATCTTTTTGGATCTTCTTCATCATCTATTTCAGCCGCAACATCATCAAACTCTTCTTCTTCACCAGAATCGTCACTAAATTCATCAGCACCTTCTTCCCCTGTGTCCCCACCAAAGTCATCATCTGGGGTGTCGGAAATTTCAGGAACTTCAGTAGTATCATCAACACTAGGGCTTGGACTAGGGTTTGGTGGTGTATAATCATCAGATGGCTCGGATAAAGATTTTTCTTTATTCAACTTTAATTTATATTTCATTTCGTCCATATCCATATCATATTCATCAGACTCAAATAAATTTGTGCCGGAAGTTATTCCATGAATTTCATTAAGGTCTCTAAATCTTATATTTAAATGTTTTAGAGCATCTTCATATGAACTATAAGATTCGTCCATTTTATTTTGAACCCCTCCGATGTAATTAAAATCTGATATTAAAAACTCTGGGTTGCCAGTAGTTTTTATGAAATATCTATGATATTCTTTTATTATACCATATACGGTACCGTCTGGAGCCATTTTTACATACTCTAAATTGGCGTTACTACCAACACTTTCATTGATAGGATTTAATTTATCCATTAAACTTAAAGTCTTATTTAATAAATCTCTTCCTTTTAAACTTTTTGGGTTAATATTACTCATTTATTTTACGTTTTTTAAAAAATGTTAACCGGCAAACCAGTTTTTATATTTATTGGTGCCGTAGTATTAGTCAATATCATCGTTCCACCCTGAACTGTGGTGGCAGTGACAGTTATTGTTGCTGCGGTACATATTTGGGTACAAGTTATTTCTAATGCCATATACAATTATTTAAATTTATACTGTTATTTGTATATAAATATATATCGTTCAATAAAAAATTACTTATTATTTATAAATCTTACCCTTAATTATTGCATCATCAGGAATTTTTTTAATTTTTGTTCCCTGTAAATATAAATAACCACCAACGGTTAACCCGTCAGGAAGGCTTGTTATATTTGTTTCCCGTAAATTTAAACTCCCACCAACGGTTAACCCGTCAGGAAGGCTTGTTATTTTTGTTCCATATAAATCTAAATAACCACCAACGGTTAACCCGTCAGGAAGGCTTGTTATATTTGTTCCATGTAAATCTAAATAACCACCAACGGTTAACCCGTCAGGAAGGCTTGTTATTTTTGTTCCATATAAATATAAATTTCCCGGAATATGCAAATATGATCCAAGATCCTCCTCGGCTATCCCGGGAATATCATCACATTTATTTTTTATTAATCTATAATATATGAGATCATTATCAATAATATCAAA